GTAGTAGAACTCAACATACCGAGTGCGCCATCGCTCATAAAGAGCGGCGATCTTATACGCCCATGGGAAAGTTGCTGACTGGCCAGGGTTGAGAGCGTACGGAATTGTTGAGAAAGCGGTGGATCCGTTGATGTCAGTAATGTACTCATCTTCAGTGACAACCTGGTGACGCCTGTTGGTGTTGGATTCACGACCAGAAGGAAAGAGCGATTGCGGCTTATGGGCCTGACGGACTCGCTTCGGCTGCACGCGAGCGTGCTTACCGGGGTGCCGTCTTGCAGCAGCGACTTTTCTGGGGTGATTAATGGGGCCGAGTGCGGGACGATGTCTATTGCGGACGCCAATGGCGAGCAAAGCATTTTGAACCTTGGCACTGCGGCGGGAACGTGACTTCTTATGTGGCATAAAGAAATGAGAGCTGTGAAAAGGATAATTACTCTAAAAGTAATTCGTCTTTTCATCCCTGGTATGCGGCCGCGTCCCAGCTCACATGCCCAACACAAGAGTCTCCATATACTTATCGGATGGCAACTTGAACTCATAACCTTGCTTCATACTGAAATTTGCAACAAATCGCCGAAACTGATTTCTGACGACCGGATTTATCCAGAAATGAGCAAAGAGTCCATTCAAGACTTCATCACAATCAGTGTGCTTGGTAGGAAGATAACAAAGCTGAGCAAACAGCTTGTCATAATTGGGATACCCAACATAGCGACTAAATTCATCGGAAACCGCAACGGTCTTTCCGTAGAAAGTGTGGCCAACAATGTCGGCGTTCTCAAGAGCAAGCTCGTACTTCATTCCAAGCTCCAAAGAATACTTATAGTATTCATCAAAAGAGATATGATAATCATCAATCATACTCAGCAGCAAATCATCACCACATATGTCAACTTGATTATTCTTCATAAAGCCCGCGAAGCTAATATTTGCTCGACGCAGAACATAAGAGAGAATCACAAGTGAAGCAATGCAGTTATCAATAATAGTATTGTAGCTGCCGGATGGATTACCATGCTCCTTATAAAATATCTTACCGTCTCCAGTCATCATGTATGCACAGATGATGTTACGATAAAGACTGTTCACCAGCTCGGGACGAGTGTGAAGCCTAGCACGAATAGCTCGAACGGCATTCATAACCATCATGGACAAACGGCGGTCAAATTTCTCACCATCCATCTCAAGATAAGCATGATACCCGGAACGGCGTTGTGCAAAATCAGTGAAACCACCATACTCAATGACATCTCCAACACGAAACATGCGGGAGGAAACAAACGCATCATTTTGCGTTGAGAAGGTGGAAATACATGCCAAGAGAAAATCAATGGGGGGCGCTTGGATAGTTCGAAGGCCACCTTTGTTATTCTTGGAAACACTGATAAGCTCCTTTTTGGGGAACACATGCCAAATAGGGATCAAATGTGGGTCCTCATTCATATACTTCTCATAATTATCCGTGATCAGCTCATCAAAAATATTGAGAGCACAAATCTTTGAATCGGTTTTGAGAAAATAGGGGAAACCCGGTGATGTATTCTTAAGTTCAAGTGTGGCAGCAGCATAGTCAATGGTTCCAGACACATCTACCCTTTCGGATATATGGAGGAATACATCAGAGACAGCACGCTGAAAATCATCGTAATGAGCCGTCGTATCATCAACAGGCTCTAAAAACGGTTGCAAAGCAGCATGAACTTTAGGCATAGTGTACACTGGTAGAACATATGTATGCTGATAAGGGAAAATATCATTGTCAAACGGTTGCTTAAATTTAGGAACAGGGCGATACAGATTAAAGTGGTGTCCAACATAGTCCCAATTCATACCACGGCAATCAGAAAGAATGCCTTGGGAATAGAGACCCTTTTGGGCCGCCCAGTCTTGAGACCAGGACGGCGGTGTGTTGTTGGCACCACCTCCACTCAAAAAGAGTAGAGGAAGCTCGCTGGGATGTGCTTCGTGATAGCACCACGCTCTGCGTCGTTCGACGAGCAGTGCATGCCAGCAAACTTATAAAAATCTGCAGGATTGACGGGCTTGGAGATCAACATGCCTCCACAGTTGCCTGACACGGTCGTGAAAGACGCTGTGTCCTTGGCCTGAAAATGCCCATCGTTCGTAAAGAGTTTGTCTTCACCTTTGTCGGTAGTAGTACCAACAATGATAGCAGGCCCACGGACTGGATCAGTCTGAATGGGCGGCTTCATGGCAGTGAGACCAACTGCTGCAACTGGAACAATGAAAAATTCCGTAATCAAGTGTCCATTGGCATCAACAGCATCATTGTAGTGATGTTTCGGAAACTTCGACAAATCAATGAGGTGATTGTTAATGGAAACTTGAGCTTCATCGGTGTGATTCAGAACGAATACTTTATCCTTGAGCACTAAGGCATCAAAGAGACGTACTCCAGCAACTGATTTCACGGCCTGACGATGCTTATACCAGTCATTAACGAAAAATTGCGGATAGACTGCGTAGCCCTGGGGGCGCTGAGGGACATCATATGGAACATGACCTTCCTTTGCGCACTTCCAACAAAGCTTGGCGTCAAAACGCTTTCCGAGATGACAATATTTGCAGGTATCACAATGACACTTGGCTTGCTCACCGTGCTCATGCTGGTACTTGCGAGTACACTCAGAGCAATAACCAGACTTCCGGGCAGTTCCCTTCTTGCAAGTCTTGCAAGAGGTCTCAATGCCTTGGGATTTCTGAGTCACGGGATTATGCGGTTTGAAACGACACAGTGGCAAATGATTGCACTTTGGGTCGCAACAATTGTGCTCGCAACAGCCAGTGGCAGTGCTGGTAAACCCACAATGGTGGACACACGTCGGAACCTTAACCGAGGCAGCGCCTTCAGGCTTTTGAAAACTCACGCGAACAGTCGGCACTTGAGTAGTTGACTTCGGCTTGCGTTGACGTTTTCGTTTCGGTTTCTCGACATCAGCCTCATACTTAGAGTCGTCAGAAGTAGCGACGGCAGCGGCAACAACTTGTGCGCGGCTAGCCTGCGACGTCTGAGGAAGAACTGCATCAATGACTTCAACCTCAGAAACAAGAGGTTTGACGCCAGGTGGGGCACAGCTCGCAAAATGCGTACACTGTCTGCCACCACACTTTTGATTGCAAGCAATATTAGGATTGCATCTAAGTTTAAGAGGACAATTGGCATAATGAATGCACCCGTCACCAACAGCAGCAGCGAGTCCTTGCGGCCTCTGCAGCTCAACTGGAGGGGACATACACCCAGCGAAGTGAACGCAATGTTGCCCGCCACACTCACGATTACAATTCTTCGAACCATCAGTCAGAAGTTTCATCGGACAATCAGGGGCGTGAATGCATCCATGACCAACAGCAGTCGGTCCAAAAAGAAGTCCAGAGATCAAGCCCTGTGACTTCTGCTCCTCACTGGGGGGCTTACATTCAGCCCAATGCACGCAATGTTGCCCTTTACAGGCACAATTGCAAACCTTCGAGCCGTCGGTCTTGAGCTGCTTCGGGCAATCGGGGCCATGAAGGCAGCC